GGAAGATACCCGCCGCTATCTCATGGGAAGGAGTATTCCCGGGGGCGGCCCGAAGAAACATTCCTTTCGTAAAAAACTGGCGAGATCCCACCGAACTGGTCAACGTTCTTCAGGAATTCCGCGATACCGGGGAACGGGTGCAATTATTGATTACAGGTACACCGCTTAACCTGGAGGTATACATCGAGACTTTTGAGCACACCTGGGGCGGAGGTTTTGGTGATTGCGCTTACACATTAAGCCTCGTTCAAGCCAGGGAACTTAAGGTTTATACCGAGTCCGAATGGAAACGGTTGAGCAAAGAACAGACATTCACCGCAACCATGCCGGCTAGAACCAGGTCAGTGCCATCGCCACCTAAGACCTACACGGTTAAATCTGGGGACAGCCTGTTTCTAATTGCAAAGAAAACTCTAGGGAGCGGGACAGCCTGGCGCAAGATTTATGACGTTCCGGCAAACAGAAAAATCATCGGACCGAACCCTAACCTAATTCAACCGGGTCAGGTGCTTCAGATACCGGGTGGTGAGGGTAAATGATTGATTTGACTCAGACCAGGTATGTCCTTGTGTTATTGACTCCGCAAGGTGAAAAGCTCTATCTAAACGAGGTTACACAGGGCCTTCAATGGGAAGAGCCGCCCGATGAGCTTTCAGTTAGGCTAACCGTAGAAGTTCAAAATCAAAAGACACGGTATGGATGGCTGCATAAACTGTTTCCTATGGCCGGGCGTCTTTTTTTATTAGCCGATTGGGGCGAAGGTTGGAAGGAAGTTTGGCGGGGTACTGTTTTTGACCGGGATAACAGGACAGACCCGCTAGGGCATTTTATGGTAACCGCCTATGACTTCTTGTTCTACCTAAAGAGCAAGGATAATCGGTACTACAAGAGCGGTACTAAGGGGCGAACCATCCTGACTGATGTAGCTAACGCCTGGAAGATACCGCTGGGCAAAGTAGAGGGCCCGGATGCAGCCTTGGCTAAACAGGTAATGAAAAATCAGCAGATTAATAGCTTTATTCTGGATATTTTAGACCAGAGCAAAAAGAAGGGTGCCGGTAAGTTTATAGTACGGGCCAACGCGGGGAAGATGGATATAGTGAAGGTTGGCGGGAACAGCCCTATTTACCACTTTGGGGCCACTGCGAATGTGAAAGTCGTAAGTGACCGGGAGAGCATTGAGGACCTGGTAACCAGGGTTAAAATCGTTGGTTCCGAGGACAGGAACAAGAAAGCCTCTGTCGTGGCCACAATTGATGGTAGGACTGAATTCGGAGTGCTTCAGGAAATTGTCACAAAAGAGAAGAATGAAACACCTGCAGCGGCTAAGCAGGCGGCCCAGGAGATTCTCAGCGAACGGGGCAAGCCCAAGAAAACCCGCCGGGTGGAGGCACCTGACCTTCCATTCTTGAGAAAAGGGGACAAGGTGCACATCACCGCCGGTACACTTAACGGGTATTACATCGTTACTGGTGTACACCACGACCCGGACAACAGGACAATGACCATGGAGGTGGAGGAACCGTGAGAGGTAACCAGGGGATAAACCGGTTAGCGAGGACGCTTGCCGAGCGAATGGGGGAACAAAGTCAGCAACCGCCGGCGGCTGAGCTGGGTATAATCAATGCTGACCTAACACTTAAAACCGATAGGTTCCCGGTAGCCATCCCGCCTGACGATTACCTGGTGTGTGCCGGCGCAGTCAGCAGGGTGGTAGCAGGTGCCAGGGTTCTGGTCCTTTGGGTGAACGACGGGACCGACCCGGTTATCATAGATACCGTATAGAGGAGGGGTGAGTTATGCCGGAGCTTTTCCCGGTATGGGATGCACCAGATCTAGTGGAGGAGGAGCAAGAAACGGTCGTACAGTACGGCCGGTCAGTGGCTTTTGATTTTGAGAAAGGTGACTTTGTACTGGACGGAGCTGGACGGGTGAAAGAAACAGATGGGCATACCGCATGGGCGTATTGGTGCATTAAAACAGTTACGACTCAACGGTTTGCATATTTGGTCTATGAGCCAGAACATGGAACTGAATTAGAGGAGGCTATGAGTCAACCTACCAGGGCGGCAAGGGAGGCGGAACTGGCTCGGGCGATTACCGAGGCTCTTATGGCTGACATACGTACTGAATCAGTACGGGATTGTGTATTTGACCATGCCGGAGACGAACTCCTGGTAAGTTTCACGGCGGTGCCGACTATCGGGACACCGGTAAGATTAGAGGTGAGTTTGAATGGCTAAACCGGAATACCTAAACCCACAAACCGAGAATGGAATAAGGCAAAGGATGCTGGATACACTGCCCACGGATCTGGATAAGAACCCGGGCAGTTTTATTTATGACTCTGTATCCCCGGCAGCTATTGAGTTTGCCCTGGTGGCTGTGGGACTTCAAGAAGTATTAAGGCTTGGATTTACCGGTACAGCCGCCAGCACCATAGCAGGTGAAGTAACTGACGAACTGACCAAGCGGGCTGAAGAACACGGCGTGATTCGCAAAGTGGCGGTTAAGGCTACCGGCACGGTGACATTCACCGGTACTGCCGGAACAGTGATACCTTCTGGAACCAGAATCAGCACAGCAAGTACAGATGCTAAACCAGCTGTGATTTTTCAGACCATGGCTGTCGCTACAGTGGCCGCCGGTGGCAGTATAGATGTGGCTGTTGAAGCAGTAACGACGGGTATAGATGGCAATGCAGGGGCCGGAACCATCGTTTTCTTGGAAAGTTCTATCGCAGGTATTGCCAGTTTAACTAACGCCGTTGCTACTACTGGCGGAACCAACCAGGAAGATGATGTGGCATTGCTGGCCCGATATCTGACCAAAGTGAAAAGTCCCAGTGCAGGGGGTAATAAAGCCGATTACGTCAACTGGGCATTAGAAGTAACCGGCGTGGGCGGTGTCTCTGTGGTGCCGGTCCGGGACGGCCCTGGCACAGTGAGTGTGGCCATCATCGATACCAGTAAGAAATCTGCCAGTCAAACCCTAGTGGATACTGTCCAGGATTACATTGCACCTCCACACAAAAACACCTATCAAGCTGAGACCTTAACTATCGGCGGCGGTGGGGTGACTATAGACAGCACACTGGCCGATGATACCACGGACAGTATAAAAATGACCTATGTAGTAGGTAACGCCGGCATCATTACCCACGCTAATCTACATACTTTGCTCCAGCAACCTGGGATATGGACGGCCAGGCCACGGGTCAAAGTAGATAACGCCGCCGGTGCAACTAATCTGTTTGAGTTTGGGGTATGGAATGTTTCTGCCGCAGCATGGGCTAAGACCCGGAGCGGAGGGGCGACTGATGCAAAAGTAACCCTCAAGGCCAGCGACATCGGGACAGCGTTTACCGAAAAGGTGGTGGAGTTCTACTGGAATGGTACGGATTTGTTAGAGTGGCGGGCCACCCGGCTATTGGTAGATACAACAACCATCGTATGGGTTGACCAGGTGTTATACAGGTCCGCATTCTCCAAAGATACCGGAGACGGGAAAGCCCCCATCGGCGCCCGGGTGACAGTCGAAGCAGCCTCTACTGTGCTTATTAGCGCATCGGCCACCTTGACAATAGCTGCCGGGTACGATGCCGCCAGCGTAAGGTCTGCAGTTCAGACCAATCTTGATGCTTACCTGAAAAGCTTGGCGTTTGCCGCAGATAACGATGTGCGATTTGTACGAATTGGGCAGACCATCCTAGATACTGCCGGCGTGCAGGATTACACCGGGTTAACGGTTAACGGCGGAACTGTTAATATTACAATCGGTGACCAAGCGGTGGCAGTGCTGGGGACGGTGAATCTCACATGACGATTGAATATCCGATAACCAGCCTCCGGGGCCAAGCCATGTTAAGCTACCTACCGCCGATGTATGAAACATCCCGGGTTATGCGGGCTATTCTGCAGGGTGAGGGTGCCGAGTTTGATAAGGTGTCCCAGGCACTTAATGAGGCTCTGAATCAGTTTTTTGTAAGGACCGCCACCTGGGGCTTGGATTCCTGGGAAAATGAACTGGGATTGCCACCGGACCCGAGTTTGACCGATGCCCAGCGCCAGGATAGGATTGTTTCCCGCCTTCGTGGATTCGGTACGGCCACTATTACTGTGGTTAAATCTGTTGCCCAGGCGTTCGATAAGGGTGCCATTGATGTAGCAGAGGATTATCCCGGTTATAAAGTGATTATCTACTTTGTTGATACAACCGGTATTCCAAGCAACTTGGCGGATATGCAGGCGGCTGTTCGGGCTGTTGTACCGGCCCATTTAGATGTTGTTTATGAGTTTAACTATTTCCTTTGGAGTGAACTGGATGCACTAAATTATACATGGGACCAGGTGGATGTACAAAACAAGACTTGGGACCAGTGGGAGGTGTTTAAGTAATGCCGACGCCAACATTAAAACTAGGTCTTTCTAAGCCGTTGGGTAATGAAACATTTAACCGCGCAGCTTATAACAATGTTCTTGACCAGATAGACCAGAATGCCGCTGCACAGGGCCAGGTGGATAGGCCGTTTTACCTTAAGTCTGCTTCCTATAATGCAGGCTTAACCCGGTTGGAATTAACCCTCGGCCCTGGCCGGGCGGTTTTCAACGGCACGATTATCGACAAGACCGCTGATACCTCTTACAACATAAGCAACCCGGTTATAAATACGAATTACTTTATCTATCTCAAAAGTGACGGAACCATAACCCATAACACTACCGGGATTTTCGTTGCTGGCCAGATATTACTCTGGCAGGTATCCACCGGGGCGGTGGTATCCACTATCACCGGTACAGACAAACGGGGGGAGATAGTGGAGATGCCGGGGTATGTTCCGGCAAACAAGACGGACACTGATACTCATACTGCCGCTGCCGCACCGCACAGCGGGCACGAAACACCCGCAGGAGCGCAGGCAAAAGTGGATGCTCACGCCGCTGCTGCAGACCCACACCCGCAATATGCAACTGATACTGCGCTTAATACGCATCAGGCCGATAATACGGCACACGGGGTAAGTAACAAGGTTAACAAAGCCGGGGATACAATGACCGGATTACTCACGTTATCGGGTGACCCCACAAATGCTTTGCATGCTGCGACTAAGCAATACACAGATACTAAAGTACCATTTGCAGTAAAGGCTAGCATAGACCTCAATACTCTTACAACCCCCGGCTTGTATAGTTGTCAAG